GCATAGAAGCCTACGTAGCCCGCAGGCAGCTTCCACAAGTCAGCTTTAGGGTCAATTCCCCATTCTTTAGCTTTTTCGTTAAGAAACGTTTCATTTTTAATTTCACCTAAATAGTCTTTTGCACACGCATTTAAACTAAAACTATATCTATTTTCATTAATAACTGCTGCAGCAATCATGGTATCTACAATAGGACCATTAATTTCAAAACCATTAACTAATAGCCAACCGACATCATAACTTGCATTATGAAAAATTTTAGTAGCTGGGGTTCTTAAAATACTTTGCATCCATGCAGTTGTTATACCTAAATCCATGTTGCCTCCTGCATCATGTTGAATAGGAAAATACCATTGTTGGCCAAGTGCAGCTACTGCAAAACCTACAATACCACCATCGAAAGTTGCCCAACCAGATCCTTTTTGTTTTAAGTTTGGATCCTTAGTTTCTAAGTCTATTGCAATTTCTTTTGCATGCCTTAAATCAGGATACTCACTAGGACATACCCAGTCAGAATCATTATAAATAAAATTAAGTTGATGAGTCATTTATTAAATATCTTACGATTGTTGTTGCTGGATTTAGATCGTAATCTTTTACGCACCCTGTCAGGATCATAACAATACCAATCATAATAATTATACGTATCATAAATCTTCATTGTTCCAAAAATGTAGTAACATGCAAATTATACCAAAAATAATTAATATCAAGGAAATAGAAAATAACCACTCCACTATGAATAATCTCTCTCTAATATCATTTCTAAATAGTGTATTGCTTTTTCTATATCCTTAGCTTTACCTTTTGATTTATGCCTGCAAATGTATTTGATTGCATTACCTTCAGCAAATTCTAAATTATTTTCGTTAATAAAATGCGCAGGTTGAATCTTCATATTTTGGTAGTGTTTCCCACCTACCTGCTTTTCTAAGGAATCATATGTTGTACCTTTGAATAAATCTTTATGTGTCATAGTTTTAATCCTTTTAGAATGCCTAATTTTTCTTCAGCTGTCGCTATTTTTTCTACAAGTTTATCTACTTCATCCACATGTTGAGGATGTTCACCTATAGCTACAGGCTTTTCTAAATAAATTTTTATTGTAGCCTCTGCCTCAGAAATTTGTGCTGTGTATCGATCTTCAAGTGCATCTAATATTACTTTTCTAAACATAATTTGCCTCATGTAATTTAAAATATTTTCCTAATGGAAAATTATATTGATGATTTGTTCCAAGCAAGTGCAAAGTTTGTTTTGATCTTGTTGCGCCTGTGTACCATACTCGGAGCTCCTTTACCTTTTCAGATAAATTTTTCTTTTCGTAATGAGAAGGAAAATTACATTTACTGGCCAAAACAACATTATCGGCCTCACCACCTTTTACCTGATGTATGGTATCAATAATTATTTTTGGTGGTTGTGATAAATCTACGCCTTCACTCATAAGTTTTTTAAAATATTGTTTGTCCTTGTCTTTGAATTTTCTTTTGAATACTTCTTCCCATGGTGCTTTTTCATCTCTCATACCACATCTGAGATGTAATTCATCAAAATTAAACACTTGATTTGGGTGTGCAAATGACCATTTTTTGCTGTCCGATGACCGGTATCCGTGGTCAATATTTAATAAAAATTCATACATTGTACATGCTTCTTCCCTACTAATGGAACCACCTTGACAAACTTTTTTCCAATACTCAATTGCTGAATATTGATTTGGGTCAAAAGATTTATTATTTTTTTGATCTTGATAATACAGGCCAAGATTCTTTGCTTCCTGCTGCAGCTCTCTCTTTACATCGTTAATCCTGGCTAAAATCATCCAGTCACCCTCAAGATCCCAAGGCACTTTTTTAAGACCATTCCAACGATAGATCGCACCTTGTTTACCATTTGAATAAAATTCTTTTTCTATTCTATTTCCACCCATAGAACTTAATAAACAAGATGAAAAGTGATGTATGTTTTTATTTAATCTTACAGATTTTTTTAACACTAAAGATCTACCAGGAAAATCTTGAAAAAATTCTACTTCAGCACCGTTCCATTCATAAATAGCCTGATCATCATCTCCCGCTATATAAACTCTATCAACTGCTTTTGCTAATTTTACAACCAAGTCCCACTGCAGGGGAGTTAAATCTTGTGCTTCATCTACCATTAAAACTTTAAATGGTATAGATACACCTTCGTCAATAAACTTTTGAACCATATCAGTAAAATCTAATCTGTCTGCTGTTCGTTGTCCATTTTCCATTTCCATAGTTTTAAATTCTTCGTAACCATTAATGATAGATTTAAATTGTTGTAGCCTTACTGCTTTTCTTGATTGCTGTTTATATAACCACACAGGATCTACTTTCATATTTCTAGCTCTATCATAAATTTGCAAAGACCAATTGTTAAAAACTTTTTGTTCATCATGGCCTTCTTTGTAATTTACTTTAATAGTTCCATACTGAGTATGAAACATAAGCATATCTGCTTTTGGATCTAAAACGGGAATCTCAGCAAACTGTTGTCTTGCCAAAGAATGCAAGGTTCTGAAATATCTGAAATCGTCTTCATCGTACCCTTTAAATCTTTTTCTGACTCTTGAAACACATTCATTAACTGCTTTGTTGGTAAATGATATATAACAGATTTCATCTGGAGAGTGTCCCTTCTTGAGATAGCGTTCAACTCTCTTGAGTAGGTTTTCAGTTTTTCCAGTTCCTGGTGGTCCAAAGATTTTAATTGTCTTCCCACGCAGCCTTTGCTTTAACGAATTTGACATTTTTGTTTTTGTGTTCACTTTGTTTTGGTAATGCTACTATCCAATGTCTAGTTTGTATAGCTTTAAACTTAGACTTTGGTTTTGCACCTCCTGTTTCTAAAAATTTTGTACATTCTTTTTCATTCCAATTATAGCCCATTTTTTTCATAAAAGATTTAAAGGTTTCAAGTTTAAATCTCATTTCAACTTCATCTCTCCAAATATTACCAGAATCAATTTGATCAAATTCTGTAGTGTCCTCAACATCTTCTAAAAATCTTGCCATTCTTGAATTAAATACATCTCCTAATTCTTCAACAGAATCAAATCCTTCCATGTCTTGTTTATTTGAAACCAACTCTTCTAACCAATCTCGATATGGATCTGGATCTCTTTTTGTAGGTTTAAGTGGTCGCCAAACAATATCATAATTTAAAAGCTGCTCTCCCAGTAATTGTTGTTGATATAATTGTTTTGTTGAAAGTCTGATAGATTTACCTTGAATTGGTAAAATCCAATATGGTTCTGGATATGAATTAACTTTTATAAGTTTTCCTACTTCAGGTAGTGCTTCATTTGCACCAATACCTAATTTTCTTTTTACACATTCAGTAGAAACACAATGCATTCTAGCAATTGATGTTTTACATTTGTAAGCGTATTCCTTATTCTCAACACCTTTAAATATGTTTTCTAATTCTTTTGGATGTAATCTTTCTTCACAAACTTTACCCATCATATCTCTTGTCCAATCCTCATACATAACAGGGTCAGGATTAATTTTTTTAGCAAGAACTGCTACATTAAACATAGCATCATTTCTACCTTCACCTTTTTTAACTTTATTTTTCATAAAATTTACAACACAAGGTGGGTAATCTTTTGTTTCGTTGTCTTGAAATATTTTTAACTTTTTAAAATCTGCTGGTTTTAATCTAAAATTTAAAACAAAATTATATAGATCTGTAATTTTTATTGAATTGCATTCATCATCCATTGCAACTCTTGTTGTCATTTCTGCTTTTTGATATGGAAGGTTTACAAAATTACCTTTTCTCTTTTCATCCCAATTTTCTGGAGTAAGATCTACTTCATCTTGAGCAGGAAAAATGTCAGTGGTTGTATCGTTAATTCCTAAATCAGAAGCTAACTCTATTAATTTTTTTCTCATTGCAGATGCAGGAACTACACCTTCAATAAATAAAATTAAATGGAGTCCGTTGGATTTTGATCTGAATGGTACGAGTGGGTATTTCCTTTTCCGTATAATCGATATAATTTCCTTATGCTGTATATTATAACGATCAACATCGATGACCCCCCAACTGCATGTATTATCATCTCTAATGGGAACTGACCCATAGTAAGCTTCTCCTTTTAAATGTTGCAACCAATGTTCTTTTGTCATTGGAGAAGGTTCAACCCAATGTTTGAATTCTGCCTTACCTTTAGAGTTTTTCTTACCCGTGGGTTTGGAAACACCAAAATATGTATTTGAGCCCTGGAAGAGTTCTATAAACTCTCCCAGGGTGTTGTCAAGTACGTCCATGTTAGAATGGAGTTTTTTCTACTTGTTCTTCTTTTCCGTGGTTAACTCTTACTGCTCCCTTTTTACAAGATTCATAAAAGTCATAAGCTCCCTTAATTGTTTCTTCGCTCTCCACTTGTCCAAGATGTTCAATCTCCCAACCGAACCAAGAACCTAAATTGTTCTTTTCAAGCACAGTTTTGAGTGAATACATCTGAGTAAATGGTGCAGGTTTAAAGAAACCTTTACCATCTTTTCTCTTCTGTCTTAAAGACATCATCATTGAATTCCACTTTTTAGATTTTTTTCTTTGAGTGGACTTCATAGTAATTAAAGCAGTTGATGATTTTTCTTCTTCAAGAATCATCACATAATGAGAGGCTGTCTCTTCAATGTAATTACCATTCTCAAGTCTGTCTTTACCATCATCTCCTCTTGTTGTTTTAGTCATGATATCAGAATCAGAAGCATAAACATTTACAGGAGCCACAGCACCTTTTTCTCTGTCTCTCCATTCAATGTACTCTAATTTATAATAGCAAGGAATTACTGTTATTCCTTTGGAACCATCATAGAGCTCATCTGTAACTGTGTTGTATATCATTCCTGCTCTAGCTTCTGCCATAAATTGACTATCACCTTGTGTTACTTGAGGTGAAAGCTGACCAAGAACTTTAAGAAATGGTAATGCCAAACTCTTTGAGTCCACATTCTCAAATCCTGCATCACCAAATTGCTCAATGTTAATTGCAGCAACTGCACCCGCAGGTTTTTTAACCGCCACTTCGTTCGATTGTCCGTCTTTTATCTTCATATTATTACCTATTATTTGTTTGTTATTTTCGTTTTATTTGCGATGTATACTCCGAACAAATCAAATGGTAATTTCTTACCACCTTCAACTTGCTCTTTAACAAATGCCTTTAAAGTCATCGGTTCAACTTTTTCTTTTTTATTATAGTTGAAACCAAACTTCTCACACACACTTATTAATTCAGAGACTTGGTTGTCT